AACTATGAAATCGACGACGATGAGTTCGCCGAGAGGTTGATGACTATGCCTGGATACCCACTCCCTGGGCTCCCAAACCCAGATGCCTGGGTGACCCTTCACATTCGCATTCGCCCGAAGATTCAGGTGAGTGTTCCAAGGGAACGGCTTAACTAAGGAGAAAACATGGGTAAGACGTTAGAGAAGGTTGAATATGAGATTGGCAAGGCTGGGTTGGTGTTTAATCCAGAGGATGGCTATAGTCTGAGCACACCATCTGGGGTCGCTTCGGCTGTCGCAGCTGGGAAGACCAAGGTCGTCAGCTTCTCGCCCTACCTTGGCGAGCAGTTGGTCATCCTCGCCGATCGGAAGCCTAAGAAGAAAGGGATATTCAAATGAGCGGAGCTATTGACTATCGTAGTTTTCCAAATCTGAACGAGGTGATCCCCGAGAAGCGACAGAAGCTGGGGGTGAAGTATGCCTACATCCAGGCTGCCGACTCGGTCGCCATGGCCAGGGATGGTTGGCGACAAGTCCAGGGAACCCATCCGTTTGAAGTCGAGGATGTCGCCTACATGGTAATGGAGCGCGGCGAAGGCACTATGCGCTCAGGATGCTATCGCCATCAGGTCTACGTGCTGGATGATGACAAGATAACACGGGCGACCGAGGCGACGGCATGATAGCCCTCGGCCAGCATCTCAGCTTCAGCGATGAGGACTTGGTAAATCTCGGTGGTGAGATCACCCAGATCCTCGATGATATGGAAACACAATACGCTGATCTCTTTGAATCCCAGAGAGACCAGTGGAGTATGTACGAAGCTGAGAAGCGAACTGAGGTTAAAAACTACCCCTACCCCGGGGCGAGTAACATCGTCATCCCGATAGTTCGAATCCATGCTGATGCGACCATTGCCAGGTACCTTCAACTAATCCGCCCCTCCAGCAACGTCTGGACAGCCAACAGCGACAACGAGGATTTTGTTGCCTCGGGGCTAGTTAAAGAGATCCCCAGGTTCATCAACTGGGGAGCGAAGAATGACTTTCACTTTGACGAAGTCCTCGAAGAGTGGGTTCAGGAAATCGTGGTTACTGGCCCTGGGGTACTGGGCCTAGATTGGGACACACAGACCGTAAACGTCCTCGGGGCGGATAAGAAGGTAACTGAGGTCACCCTCAGTGCTGGCCCTCTTCTCCGTCACATTCCAAGGGAGAACATCCTCTGGGACACTAACCACAGAGTGTGGGCTGCTCCGTTTGTCGCCGTGAAACGATACATGACCTGGCAGGATATTGTCCTCCGAGTCAACGGTGGTTGGAACTGGGATGTCGCCCAGAAGTTCAAAGGCCAGACTGTCAGCAACCGGGAAGCTGGGGGGGATACGGTCAGTCGGGATAAAGACAAGCGAAGCGGAAGCGACTGGGACAATCGCCCCGAGATCTACAGTCTCTATGACATCCGAAGGGTCTATGTGGATTGGACGGTAGTTGGAAAGACCTTGGATCTCCAACCCCCCAATGAGATGGAGGAAGGGGATGTTTTGACAACTGTAGTAGTTGACCTCCACCGCGACAGTGGGTTGATTCTGGACATAACCACTATCCCCTATGCTCTAGCAGGCAAGCCCTTCTACGACGCCTACTTCAAGAAACGCAGTGGGACGGTTAGTAGTGTTGGCCTTGGAAAGCTGTTGGGAGATTTCCAAGAATCCGCCTCAACTTCCATCAACCAAGCACATGATGCAGTTCACAAAGCCAATAGCATCAACGGGGTTAGTTCTGACCCAGAGCTGGCTGATGCAGAGTTCTCGTGGAACAAGATCCTCTACAGCCCCGATGCAAAGGATTTCAAGGAAATTGGGGTCTCCAAAGGGGTGATGCCAGACATCGCCCTGTCCAACCAGATGGAGATCTACGCGGAGCGGGTGAGTGGGGTCAATGACCCAGGGCTGGGGCGAGAGACCAGAATGGGTGGTCACCCTGCCCCTGCTACCAGCACTCTCCAACTCCTCCAAGAAGGCAAGAAGCTAGACATCACTGCCATCAACAGCCTTCGCTCTGCGGTCGCCTACCTTGGCCGCGACATCGCCCTGCTGTACCAGCAATTCGAAGACAACGAGCTGAAGGTGTTCAAAGCCGTTGGCTCCAAGGACGGTGAGAAGATTCTCAAGTGGCTTAAAGGCCCCTCGGCTCTCGGGGTGATGGAATTCGACTTGTCCGCAGTCTCCGAGACGATGAATCCCCAACTCGAACAACAAAGAGCGACTGGGGTTTTCCAACTAACTGCCAACTTCTACAGCCTAGCTAGCCAGTTCCTGACCCTCGCTTCAAACCCACAAGCTCCACCTGCCTTGGTGATGAGTATGCTCCAAGGGCTAAAGGCCCTGTCCGCTAGCTACGAGAAAATCCTAGATTCTGGAGACATAGATGACACAACCCCATTCCTCCTCGATGTCGAGAGTATTGCCCAACAGGTTGTCGAACAAAGGAACGCAGCTGCAAGTGCTGCTGGAGGACAGCAAGGACCTGGAGGCCCTCAGGGATCTCCTCAGAGACCGCCGGGAAACGGAAGTGCGTCGCTTGGTAGTGGCATGTAAGGAAGGCAGTCCTGAGGCATTCTTCCTCGGTGGGGTGGTAAGTGAACTAGATTTCTTGCTCGGTAAGGGGCTAGAAAGTCAACTTAAACGAGAGTTAGGAAAGGAAGAAAACGATGGGAGATGACAACCTGTTCCCCGCTGGCGAAACTGGGAAGGGCGATGAGGGTGGCGGGAAGCCTGAGACTGTAGTTCACCAGGCCAAGGTGGATAGGGCTGAACTCAAGGCGATTGCCGAGGAGACCTTTGGCCCGTTGGCTGGTGAGATGGCTGGGGCGCTGAAGCACATTTCTGGCGAGCTTGAGGGACTGAAGGCCAAGCAAGTTGAGCAGATCTCTGCCGATGATGCAGAGAGGGCGAAGATGGAAGCCCTGCTCTCCGATCCTGAGAAGATGATTGACGAGCGGGTACGGAAAGAGGTTGCCGAGACGACTGGCCCGCTGTTCCTGACTCTCCTCCGCGACAGCCAGGACAGATTTGAGAAAACCCAGAAGGCCGCCATTGAGGATGAGTTTGGCGAAGGGGTTTGGGAGGAGTTCTTCAAAGAACCTGTCGCCGACATGCTGAAGACCTTTCCAGCGAAGCTTCGCGGCGAAGAAGCTGGGTATGCGGCTGCGGTGAACCAGGTCAAGGGCTCAATGTACGCCGACCTGAAGCCCAAGGCCAAAGAGGCTGAAAAAGTGAAAGCCGAGAAAGCGAAGGCTAGAGATTTCCAGGTGCTTCCCAATGGTCGCGCTGTGCCTCCCAAGGGTCATCTGAATGATGACGAGGAGAAGTACCTTGCAGCGTTGAACGACCACGGCTTCGCGGCGAAGAAGGAAGACTACCTCGCCAGCAAAAGCATGGGCAACACCTTGGACGACTACTTGAAAGCGACGAAGAAGGAGGGTTGGTTGAATGGCAGTTAAAGGCGGGAGTGACAGACGAGAGCTGCGACCTCTGGACCAGGAACCTGGGGTCCTTGGAGGCCATCGTGGCAACTACGAAGCGTTGAATATCAGAAATGCTCAGCCGGATATGCACTATCGCTACGAGAGTGTCAATCAATCGACAATCCAGAGAAGTTTGAACCAAGGCTATGTGTTCCTGAAGGATGACGATCCCGAGGAATGGGGTGTGGATGAGAGGGATATCCCTATGCGGGTTCAAGCTCGCCTCGACACCCAGCGGGCATACCAGGATGTTGTGCCCATGAAGACACCGCTAGACAATTACGAACGAATTCAGAGCGACCACGATGCTCGCTCAAGAGCCGCCTTGGATGGAGCGGAAGCTGCCTACATGACTGAAGGCGAAAGAAACGAAGCAGCCACTGGAGGTCGCAGTGGCGAAAACCCTTTGCATTTCATGCGAAGGGGGCATAGAACCGAATCCATTTTGGATAAGGAGTAAAGACGATGGCAGCTAGAGATATTATGCCATATCGCTCTGCAGGAGGCGGTCCTGGCGGCACTGTCAAAGTTGAGACTTACCATCTTCACCCTAACCGAACATACAGTGAGGGTGAGGTGCTGGTGTTGACTGAAGCTAATGGGCAGCTTGCAATGGCTGCACACAATCCTGATGTTGGGAACCATACAGATGCAGCAGTCGCTGGTGCAATAGGAATTGCTGCAGAACCGGCCGAAGGCATGGCTGATGGTAATGGGGTTACCAATGCTGAGTGGGCGGATAGGGGTGTATGGATTTTCACCTCGGACCAGGAGTGGATTACTCCGAACTACACTGATGGTGTAGTTACTGACGATTTCACCAACGACGCTATTCATGCAGATGTTGGTGATGAGGTAGGTCTTTGTCTGAACACATTTGGTGCGGTTGACCATTGGGGTGTTTCTGAGAACGCAGATACCACCCACATGCAGTTCAGAATCACACAGATTCTGGATGCTAACCATCAGGTCATCAAAGATGCAACAACTGAAGCTACATATGTAGTATTCAGACTACAAACTGCTCATTACCCGGCCATTGTGCCGCAGTAGGGAGAAAATTAAAATGGCAGCTAGAGATATTATGCCGTGGCGTGCTCCTTTGGGCGGCACTACTGTTGTTGGAACTCATTACCTTCTGGATAGTGAAACATTCCATGAAGGGGAGGTTGTACACCTTGATACTGGTACTGGCCAGCTTGAGGAAGCCGCTGATGATCCCGACATCAACATTGATATTGATACGGGAGCTATAGGGGTAGCCGCTGAGCCTGCTGAGGGCATGGCGACTGACGCAGCTGGGGATACCAATCCTAGTGGGGCTCCACGAAGTGTTTGGCTGTTCACGCATGACCAGGAGTGGATCACTCCCAACTATGCAATCCTAGGGGACCAGAGTGTTCTCTACGATGTAACGGCTTGCATTCTGACTCATGTGGGTACTACCGTTGGGCTGATGTTGAACACCAATCTTGGCAACCCTGGTTGGGGAATCACCAGTGTAGCTGACAATGAGCAGTTTCGTATTACCGGCATCCTTGATGCCAATCGCCAGCCCATCCGCACTTTGGCTGCAGCGACAACTGCTTTTGTAACCTTCCGTAGAGAAGCTACGGCTTAGGGAGAGATAGAAAATGGCAACCTTTAGTGGTACGCTGAGTGAGCTACTGGAGCCTAGGCTTAAGACTGCCTACTTCAGCCAGTACACCCAAATCCCGCTTCTCTATCCCCAGGTCTTCAATGTGCTGAAGTCTAACAAGGCATTCGAGGATGTGGTGAAGGTTAGTGGGTTGGGATCGTTGACGACCAAGGGCGAAGGTCAGCCCGTGGCCTACGACGACCCTATTCAGTCGGCTCGGAAGAGAACTGTCCATACAGTGTATGGCCTTGGCTTCCGTGTGACGACTGAGATGATGGACGATGATCTCTATAACGTGGTTGAGAAGATGCCTAAGGACTTGGGCGACGCGACTCGAAACCATCAAGAGATTCTCGCGTGGAACGTATTCAACACAGCATTCGTCGCAACCACCCATGCGATCATCGGTGGTGGGGCGTTGCTGGCTACACAGGTGCTTTTGAAGGCTGGCACTAACTACACCAACCTCCTCAACCCTCCGGTCGCGCTGAGCGTAACTGGCATCGAGGATATGCTGATCATCGCTCGGACCATGCCGGACGAGAGTGGTCGCTTCCAGCAGATTGGGGTGAACACTCTGATCGTCCCGAGTGCCCTTGAGTTTGAGGCAGCCAGGCTGCTTGAGACGACCAAGGGTGAGCCGGGAACCAACGAGAACCAGATCAACACGGTATCCGCCAACCGTCTTGGGGTGAAGACTATCGTCTCACCCTACCTGACGAGCGATACTGCCTGGTTCATGACTGCTCCGAAGGCCCAGCATACTCTGTGCTGGTACAATCGAAAGCCTATCAAGTTCGATAGTGGTAAGGACTTCGCCACGAAGGATGCGCTGTTCGATGTGACCTACCGTGCTCATGTGACGGTAGACAACTGGCCTGGGGTTTGGGGCAGCACTGGGTAAGCAAGATTTCTGTTGGGGGAGGGGAAGCTCTCCCCCAATGGGAGGAGTCAGGTATGCCTAAAGGGAAATACAAGCCCAAACCGAAGCCCAAGCCGAAGAAACTGATCGGTGGTGTCTACACCATCCCCAGGAAAAAGTGATGACTGAAGACACAGTAGTGCAGGTTCAGGCTGATATCAGGGAAATCCGCAAGGATGTGAAGGATCTAGTCAAGTCTACTGGGGATACAATGGTAGCACTCACAAGGATAGAAGAGCGAGTGGCTTACCATAGCTCAGTGGTAAAGCGAGTCAGTGGTGTAGTATCATTGCTTGGAACAAGTCTGGTCCTCGCAACAGTCAAAGCCTACGAGTATTTGACGAAGTAAAGGAGTTTGGAATGTGGAAAGCGATTGGTTTTGGGCTGTTGGTTGGATTGTTTGCCACAGCTAGTTGGGGGCTGGGTGGGAAGGTGGTGGAGATTACCTCGGTGGTTGATAGTTTGAATATCTCCGTAGGTGGGGTCTCCCAAGCTACGGTGGACTCCACTGCCGATGACTTCTATGTCTTCGTAGGTGGGAAGCTGGTTGATTTTGAGTTCGAACCGGATGTGGATGGCGTAGAGGCTCTCGCTCAGATCGCCGTTTACACTTGTATGGAAAAAGACACTGCCAGCTGCAGAGAATTTGAGTGGGACAGCGATTTCGATGGGGTTCCTGATACCAATATCCTAACCGGAGATGACGATGGACAGCGGGGGGTCAGTGGAGTGATGGTGCCGTTTTACCTCCTGTTTGACACCATTGTCGCTCCGACTAGTGGAATCCCAGTCCTGTCGATTGGGGCAGTGGCTACTGGGTTGTAGATGCATAGAGCATTGAAATGCCTCTTGATGCGCACCCTGTGCCTGTTGGCAGTTCTGTCTTTGCTGGCTGCTCCGGTGTACGCGCAGACGGCCGATGGGTGTAACTCCAGTTGTGCTGTGGAATCTGGGTGGCTGTGCTCTGGAGAGCCTTCTGTGTGTAAATTGATTGGGTCATCTACGATAGCTGCTGGCAGCCCTCGGGCTAAAGGGCTAACCTCAGTATTTGGAGGCCCCAGTGGATTTTAACTTTTCAAGGATATTTGATATGTGGAAGCTAGTTATAGCTTTGGGAGTTTTGTTTTTAGCCAACC